GTGATGTATTCAGCAGATTCGCTACAACAAATGTCGAATAACATGCAAGCGCATTATTCGTTGTTGCAGTGCTGACAGTAACTCCATAGTTTGACAAGCTGTTGCTCCCAGAGGCTGTTATTCCAGCTAGTTTATTTCCACTGATGCGAACACCACTACTCAAACTGGATAGTAACACCGTGTTAAACGCAGGAAGAATCGTGACGAAGGACTTCGATACGGCTGATGTTGGTTTTCCAACAATATAGGCGCTTATGGAGGTTGATACAAACGCAGAGGTAGCACTACTAATCACAGGAAGTTGAATTACTGCTGTCGACTGAGAGAATGAATAAGGACCATATGTTTGGACAGTGGTACTATTCACATTATAAGTAAGTTGTACTTGAGGGTTGAAGGCGGGGCCTCCAAAGCTTGAGAATGGATAAAAGCCGTAGGTGGTCCAATTAACCGCAATGGGTGTATTTCGCCAGATGAAATTGGAAGTAGCCACATTGTTGATATACACGGACAACAAGCTTGAAATAGTGCTGTATCCAATGGATGTCACGTTGAGACGTGGATACACTCCTAACAAATTTGTATATATAATTTGATTCAGAATGGTGTACTCATATTGCATGGTGTAATCCGCATTACTTATGTAGGGAATATATCGTTCTGCAGTTGTTGTGGGATAGCCATAATGATTTGTTTCGAGAACTAGCAAACTGCTGTTTGTGGAATAAAAATTACCCACTGTGCTGATATCAATTGTAATTACTCCACGATTGTAATTAAGGGATGATATTGCATTTGACAAGTAACTTATTTTGTAGATGGTTCCATTTGTCAGGTTATTTACATTGATGTAGAAGTTACGATAGGTGGAAAAATTCATGACAGCGTTGGAAGAAGTGTTGGACAGAAGTAAGACTTGTTCTGTCACAAAAGAACTGTTGACTTGGGACGTGATGGAAGGAACCACTGTGGACAAATAGCCATAGGTTGTGCTTGTCAAAGAGGAATACACAGTATCCAGCAAGGTCGAATTGAGATTATAGTATAAACTGCTATAGAGTGTGCTTATGAGACTTGACACATATGCCATGGTGCTTGGAACCACAGTGCTGACGGTGGATGCGTAGACGGAACTGACGTTCGAATTAAAAAACGCATTCGCTATGGATTGATTGATTAGATTTGTCGAATATAAGATGTACCCTACGGATGTGCTGACGGAGGTGGATGTATTTGAATACAAATTATAACTGTAATTTTCCAAATTGTAAAAAGATGTATAAATACTGCTCAAAATAGAACTCATGCTTAATAGCTCAAAATTAAACCACAAAGATGACAAGGAATCCGAAATGGTGCTGACTTGATTTGTAAGAGACGATATGCTGGAGATCGTTGTCGATTGGAAATTTAAAAAAGTGGAGTTGTTTGCGCTTATGTCTGTGGAGTTGTTTGTTATTTGAATTTGTAGGTTTTCTAGGGCGATGGCCAAATTGCTATCTTGGATGGCTTGCGATGAAACGATAAGACTGCTGGCTAAAATGTAGTTTGTGCTATAACTACCTGTGCTAAAGGCCTGTAATTTAGCGATTTGTGTTGATTGAAGACTCAAGGTGCTAAAGATCGAACTAAAGGTGGAGAATGTTGTTGAGTTCGTTTCGTATACATAACTGCTTAATGAGGTGCTTAAGAAATAAATCGAACTATACAAACTATTTCCTGTGCTGACGAGTGTGCTTGCGTTGTATCCTTGTGCAGTTGAAAGACTGCTAATTGTTGCGTAATTGGTGCTTACAAAGTTCGAATAGTTACCTAAATTTGTTATATTTGACTGCGCTGCAGTATTTATTTTGTTGTTTGTTTCAAGTGTAATTCCATTATACGTGCTTAAATTTACGACATAAATGGCTGTGCTGAGGGAGGAAGCACTAGCATTTACAGAGGACTGCACAGAAGAAATTTCACTATAAAAAGTTGACACAGTGCTGATGCCTAACACAGTACTGTTCGTGTAGTTGATGGAACTTTGCCACCATGAGTCGACTTTCAAGAAGGTTGCATTCGCTGTCGAAATCGAATATTCGTAACTAGTTGATACGGTGGATTGTAAAACATCTGTCGTCGAAAGAGTTGATTGATTAATAGCTGCTTGACCTGTACTTAGTTGTGCTATGTAAATGTTTGTGGATCCAAGAGCAGTGCTCAGAGTCGACAAATTTTCAGGAAGCACCGCATTGCTCCAGTAACCTTGACCAAATCCATTTGCGTAAAGCACGTATTGTGACGATATCGGGTAATTATCGGGCCCTCGAATGAACACGGTTTCTAATCCGAGAACATTGACGAGTTCTGATTGCTGATATGCCATCCTAGTTTGGATCAACCTTTTGGCGTACAGATCTAACCCCACAAGAACAAGCGTCTAAGTCTAAACCCAATTTCATACTCCATTCATAGAGATGTCTAATTCCGGTGGGCTCCTTCAATTGGTTGCAACGGGTCGGCAGGATATCTACCTGTCCGGCAATCCGCAAACAACGTTTTTTAAACAGGTGTATCGCCGTTACACAAATTTCAGTATGGAAACTCAACGCATCGCTTTAGATACTGCCACTGAGTTTGGAAAACTGATCAGCACTACGATTCCAAGAAATGGTGATTTGTTAAGTCAGTTGTATTTGGAAATCAATTTGCCAGCGATTGATCCAAGTGGTGTTGTTGTAAATACGACAAATTGCGGTGTTACTACGATTCCAGCCACAAATTACGCAGCAAACCCTCCTGCTGTATCTTATGTTAATGGTATCGGATATGCTATGATTGATTACATCAGTATATGGATTGGTCAGCAAGAGATCGATCGTCAGTATGGTGAATTTTTGTATTTGTGGACACAACTCACAACACCGGGATCCAAGCAACAAGGAGTACAGCAGATGATTGGACAACAATCAGTGTATACGGAGTCTAGTCAATCGGGTCCTCTGCGACTTTTTGTACCCCTGTATTTTTGGTTTTGTAAGAATCCTGGACTTGCTTTGCCGTTATTGGCCTTACAGGCTACTCCTATTAAGTTGTACATCCGACTCAAGAATGGATCCGACATGGTGTTTAGTAATGCCTCGGAGCAGTCTGTGATAACTGGTGGTCCGTTTGTCTCGCCCACTGCTTCGTTTGCATCTCCGCCTGTGATCACAGAGATGACGTTGTGGGGTGATTACATTTATTTGGATGTGGAAGAACGTCGACGCTTTGTAAGTTCGAAACATGAGTATCTGATCGAACAAGTCCAACAGCAAAAGCGATATAGTATTCCCAAGAATACGACGCAGGTGAATGTGCCCCTCACCTTCAATCACCCTATTAAGGAAATGATTTGGGTCGTGAATCAAGATCGCATGTTAGCATCCCACGAATACTTTAATTACGGAAGTCGATTGTTATTACAAGGTGGTATTCCCAATTTGGATTTGATTGATTCTGCCTTACTTCAATTGGATGGATATGATCGATTTGAAACGCAACCGGCGAGCTATTTCCGACTGATGGTTCCCTGGCAACGACATACAGCGATTCCGAATGATTTCATTTATGTATACAGTTTTAGTTTGGCTCCGGAGGCAGCACAACCTCAAGGGTCCATGAATGCAAGTCGCATTGATAACATTGTGTTACAACTCAAGATGAATCAACAGGTGGCTTCAGTACCTTCTGGCGTCACTGTCTACGCAATTAATTACAATGTGCTTCGTGTGGTAGCGGGTCTTGGTGGCGTTCTCTTTACGGTGTAAAATTTGATATAGCAGAATAGGATGTCAGACTTGAAACAACATGTGAGTGATGTCGATACCTGGGGAGGTGCTGACAGGAATTGGTATGTCTTTGTGACACTGTCTGTGCTGTTTGGTCTTGTAGGAGGGGATCATTTTTACTTGCGATCCTTTAAGACAGGATTTCAAAAGGCCTTTTTAAATTTGCTGACCTTTGGAGCGTGGCATTGGTGGGATTTATCACAAATCATTTGGCAACGTGAGACTGTGATGAAGGAGGGCTTATCAAGTCCTCTAGATTGGATTCGTAACATAGGCCGAGGCGTGTTTACAACCCCTGGTGCTCCCACACTGGTGGCTGATAAGTCTTATGTAGTCTTTGCCTTGTTGGCCATCTTTTTTGGGTTATTAGGAGCTGATAAGTTTTATATGGGCAGTTGGATTCAAGGATTGGCAAAGTTAATCCTGTGTTTCAATCTCTTTACCTTCTTAATTGGATGGGCGTGGGTGGCGTGGGACGCCTTTCATGCTACCTTTCTAACGGAGGATATTTTGAAGAATGGCATTGAAGCACCTGTATTATTAAATACCGTCTTTGGATCCATTGACAGTAAGGCCTTTCGTCTTCACAAGGAGCGAGAGGGAGTGTTGGGACAGGTGGAACCGTATTTAAGTTCTGTAGGATTAACAAAGGATGGACCCATTGGAGATGCCATTAACACCTTTATGTGTATGTATGGAAATTTGATCGGATTTCCCCACACACATAATGAAAAGTGTGTAAGACATACGGTGCCTGTAACACCTGCAGAACGAGAGGTGAAACCTGAAGTGAAACAACGTGGAGGTGGACATGGAGGCCAGAGTATCGCCCACGCAACCGCGGGCGGAGATGCACTAGAGGGAAGCCCGTTGGTTCAAATGGGAGGCGCGTCTCCTCAAAGCGATGGCGGTCCTTCCAAAACCAGCGATGGCGGCCCCGGTCCCGTCATTGCCGGTGCCTTAGCTGCTGTTGTAATTTCAGCTGGGTTAAAGGGAACTTACGATTTTATAAGACAGCAGTACGGATGAACATTACGCGAGAAGACTTTGAACGCATATTTCATGACAAGACAGACCTTTATAAGA